GAGAATGCGGCTCCTCAAGTTTCTGTAGCTACTTAATAAAAAGCTACATCGTTGGAAAATTCCTATCCACATTACAGGCCCTCTTGCGCTCTAATAAAATCTACTATATAAACTAATTACTATACAAATAAGTTCATGTAGACGCGTATAGTCGACGGCCTAGAGACTGCATGAACGTAACTAGGAGGATAATACTATGGCACAAACTACATTTTCAGGACCAGTAAAATCTTTAAGAGGATTTGTTACTGCGGGACCTGACGCGATTGTAAACATTACAGCAGAAACTACTTTAACTTTTGCTGCTCACGCAGGTAAAGTTATCAAAGTAAATGATGCAGATGGTGCAATCACACTTCCAACAATCAAAGCAGATAGCAAAGGTGCTACAGCTGGACAAGACGATCCTAATGCAAACAATCAATTAGGTGCAGTTTACAAATTTTTTGTAGGCACAGATTGTTCAGATTGCGATATTAAAACTGACGGAACTGACAAATTTGTTGGTCACGCAACTATCGTAAACGTTGCAGATGGAACTAATAGTACATTTGCACCAGCATCATCAAACGATGTTATCAGCATGAACGGTGGAACTACAGGTGGAGACAAAGGTAGCACAATTACTATCACTGCACTTGAAGACAATGTATATTTAGTAGAAGCAGTGTTGATCGGTACAGGTACTGAAGCAACACCTTTTGCAGATAGTTAATAGGTAATTAATGTGGGGCTTCGGCCCCACATTTAATTTTAAGGAGAATAATATGAGTTCAGATCAGAAGTTTACAAATATAGCTAG